ACAACCCTCCTTCAAGGGCTGGCGCTGGTGCTTTCAAGCTGCGGCGATTGGGATAACCCGGCGTGCGAGTCGGTCGGCTTGCTTGGCTTTGGTGCCATGGGCGCGAAACCCTATGATCTGGCGGCGGTCGGCGCGTTGACATAAGGCGCATAACGCGCACGTCATGTAATCGGTGGTTTGAGCGGGGCAAACCAACACGGCGCGGCCTTCGGGTGTCTGGCTGTGCTTTGGGGTGTCCATGGGGACAACAACAACCACGGGCAAACCATGGGCGGCGAGTCGGTCGGCCTGCTCTACATCGTCGGCGCTCAGGTTGACAGTAAACCCCCAGCGTGTGGCGTGGCCTGCCCACTTGATAGCGTCCGGGCTGTGCTTGTGGGTGTAGGTAAACCCGGCGCGGCCTCTGTTGGCTTTGACAATTTGGCCTAGGGCGTATGCGTCCACCTGTTCGCCCTCTCCGGGTAAATCGCCCGCTACATTCATTCGCCATAACTGGCCCTTGGGGAGTCGGCTGATAGCGTGCGCCAGTCCAGCTAGGTCGGTTCCTCTGGTGCTTACCTTGTCCCAATTTAACCGGGTGTAAAAATCCTCGGCATAGCATGAGCTGCGGTAATGGGCGCATGAGGGCGGGCAACTTTCCCGGCTTGTGTAGGTCTGCGGGATTGGTCCGGTCTTGCGGTTGCTGCTGGCTTGAATGAAATGATATTTCATGGTGTGGGCTCCTTTAAATTGCTTTGCATTGGGGGCAAAACGGATAGCAAAACGGCTCGTTCATTGGCTGTTCGGTGCATCCGCAAAATGCACAATAAAAATCCCTCAATTGGCGGTCACTCATGGGCGGCTCGTCTTTTGTTTTTGTGTGTACGGCGTCGAATTTGTATGCGCTTTGCACCATTGCATTGATAAAACCGGTATGAAATTTTGAAATTGTTGTCATGTTGCGGGTTCCTGTGTTTCGTGGCTGAATTGCAGTTCGTCCGCTGCCTTTTGGCGCTGCCATTGGGTGGCGGTCGGGTCCTTTAAAACCTTCAGGGCAAACCTGATAGCGTCATCAAGCGGCATTGGTGCGGGCTCGCTGTCGCTGTCTGGGTGCGGCGTGGCGGGGTTCATGGTGAAATGTTTCATGCTGGGTCACCTACGTGGACAAATTGGAAATGGTCTTTGAAAAATTCGGCGGGCGTTTGTTCTTTGCTGCGGGGTGGCTCTGGCGGCGCTGGTGGCGGTGCCCTCAGGGCTTGCGCTACTTGTCGGGCGTTCATTCGGTATCGTGCCCCAGTGTCACTGTGCACAATCCAACCCTTCCGGGGGCCTGCTGGGTGGCTTAGGGTGTATGCGGTTTTGTTGTAGGTCACGCGCTGGCCTGCTGCTGGTTTGGCCTTGGGTGTGCGCTTGCGTGCGATTGTTTCCCGGCATGCGGTGCGCCAGTCTGCGGCGTGGCCTGTGGGGTTTGGGGCTAGCTTGTCGAGCATGTCTAGCATTTTGGCGGGCGCGTCTGTTTGGACTGGCCCCATGTCCTCCGTGATTTCCTTTATGCAAAATTCAGACATTCCCCAATGGTCGGTTTTGTGGCGGCTGGTTTTAAAGACAATTCCGAAGTGTGTTTTTTGTCCGGTGTCTTTGTCTTGGCGGTGCATTATTCCGTACCCGGTCGCGCCCTTCATGGTCAGATAATCGAAGTCAAACCCGTGGCGCTCTCCTGCGATATATTGCTGGCGCTCGTGCTGTTCGATTGCTGCCTTGGTGGTCTGGCGGGTGTTGATTAAGTAGCAAGTCGTGCCCATGGTGTTAGCTCCTTTAGTTGAATTCGTTGTTAAGCATGTCCAGCACTTGGGCGGATATGTCGGTGTAAGCGTTTAGCGTTTTTTGGCTTTTAAATGCTGGGTCTCCTTTTTCTGCATAGTCTCCCTGTACCAGAATTCGGTCGCCTGCCCAATGTCCGATAAGTTCATGCTGGCGGGCGTCTCCTCCTCCTCTGCCGTTGCTGTTTGCCAGTAGTAAAAATAAGGCGGTCGCGGTGCTGCGCTCGTGGCCTACTTGCTCCATTAGCTTTAACCCGTTGTCGATGCGGTGGGGGTGGATAAATTCGCGTTTGGTTACGTTGTAAACCTTGTGATATTGGCCCATGTTGTGTGCTCCTGCTGGTGGTTTAGTGTGTCTGGCGTGCTTTAACGGTCATGCGGGTGGATGGTTCGCCCGTGGTGGTGTGCGCTGCGATTAGTTGGCGGCTTGCCTTCAGGCGTTCGGCTATGGTCTTCCAGTCGGTGAGGGTCCGGCCTGCGCATTGGGCGAAGTTGACCCGGTAAAGCTGGCCTTCGATGCTGTCTAGGCCTGCGTCCTCCAGTTCGGCGCGTAGGGTGTCGGCCTTGCGTTTCATGTCGGCCATGGTGGCGTGAAGCTGGCCCAGCTCGTCAACCTTGGCGGCGATTGCTGCGGCTGCGGTGACTGCTGCGGGCTCGGCTGGCTCTCCGCTGTCATGGTGGCGAAAACCTGCGGGCATCAAGGCTGCGGCTGCGAGTGTTTGAAGGTCTTGGGGTTTCATGGTTTGCTCACTTTTACTGTGGTTTCGAGTTGGTGGGTTTCGATCACTTGGGCGATGTGGACAGAGTGATTTAAATTTGTGCTTTCTTGCATCCAATTGCGTGCCAAGTTGTGCGCGTGTTCTATGCAGGTGCAAGCGGTGGTTTTGACAATCATGTTTTGTGAATACTGGGTTTTGCTGTCGTCCATCATGCTGATGATGTGGGTTATTTTTGGGCTCATGGTGTTATCTCCTGTGGGTTATAAAAAGCTGGTTTCGTTGCTGTAGGCGCGGGGCTGGAAATCCTGCGGGCATAGTTCAAAAAAATGTCGTGTGCCGTCCGGGTCTTGTATGTAGGCGGGGGCGGTCGTTTCGTCGATCAGTTCGAGTACTTGTGCGCTTATGCGGTCCGGGCCTTCGGTGCTGCCGATATATGCGCTATCGGCTGGTGCGTGTGTGATTCGTTTCATGCTTGGCTTTCATAGATTGGGAGAATCCAATAATCCGGGCCTGTGGTGCGGTCCAGCTCTGCGGCCTCGGCGGCTTCGTCTGCTGTTTTGAAAAAGCCATACATTGCGAAACCCTCGGCGGGGTTTCCTTCGGCTACGGTGTAACCAATAACGGGGATTGCGTTCGATGTGGTCATGGCTCAAGCTCCTTTGGTGGTGGTGCTGGCCACAAAGCGGCCAAAACGGGTAACGGTGGCGCGGTCGTAACAGTGCGCCCACTGCAAAGCATTACGGCGCGTTAGGCTGTGGTGTACCTTGTTAAATCCGTGGCCTTGGGTCTGGTAACCGATAAGGCGGGCGGCTATGGTGCGGATTCGGTCGGCGGTGGTCATGGTGGTGGCTCCTTAGTTGGTGAAAGTGGGTGTAATGAGTCCGGGGGCTGTCATAACGTGCCAGTGCTGGCGGTCGCGGGTTACGGCGCTTAATACTTTGACTGTTTCGCCCGTCTTTTTGCGGGTGGCTGTCACGGTGATAACGTCCGGGTGGCGGTTTACTGTGGCGCTGGGTAGCGTTGCCAGTGCAGACAAAATGCCTTCTAGTTGGGCGGTGGTCAGTGCTGTGGGGAGTGATTGCATGGTGTGGGCTCCAGTTGTGCCCGCTGGTTAGGCGGGCGGGGTTGTTATTCGCTGTAATCTTCAAGGGCGGTTACCAAACCGTCAAAGTCTTCACCGGGTCCGAGTAGGTCGGCCAGTGTGTGGACAATCTCGCGGGGGTACTCTTCGCACAAAGTTTCGAGATAGTCGGCGCGGTCGGTGTAACCGTTGGCGGTGTATGCGTTTTTCATGCTGTGGGCTCCTGTTGGTGGTTTAGTTGTTTAACAGTGCTGCGGTGCCTTCTGCCTTGTGCAGTAATGCGCCGTTAACCATGGTGAATTCATCCTGTGCGCCTGCTTCATCAATCATGGTTGTGATTTGTTTTTGTGTGCGTGTGCTGCCTGCTCGGTGGATGATTGCCAGTGTGCGAAGCAATGCGCCCCGGCCTTGGGCTGTTGCGCGGTCGATTTGTTTCTGCTCTTGCTTGGTCATGTCGTGGGCTCCTGTGGGTTATTTGATCTGGTCGGCCTTATACGATGTGAGTGCGTCCGTTATGTCCCACTCCTCGGCCATCAAATAGGCAATGGCTGTTTGTTCTGTGCAGCCTGTTATCTCAATCATTGTGCTGACCTTGTATGTGTTTGATATTGTCCGCATGGTGTGTGCTCCTGTGTGTTAGGTGTTTAGGCTTTCTGCCTGTTAATAATGTGCCATGGTTTTTGAGGCTTGCGAAGTCCTGCGGGCATTTTTTTGCTGTTTTTGCGTCGAGTATTTTTTAATCGGTTTGGGGTTTCGATAGGCGCGGGCTATGGGCGAAGCCCTGCGGCTTTGCTGCTGCTGTAGGGGGGAAAGCCTGTAGCGGGTTGACCTGCTGCCGGTGGTGGTGTCGGTGTCTGGTGCCTGCCTTGCTGGTGGCTTTCAGGTGGTCCGGGCGCTGGCCTGCTGCTGGGTGCTGGTGGTGGTGCTCAGGTGTTCGCGGGGCGTGTTTAAAGCGAAGCTTTGCAGCTCTTGCGCTGTTCCTCTACCATTTGCCCCATGAAAGAACATAAACAACCCAGCAAACTTACAAGGGCTCAGATAACCGAATCCCTCGATTCTGTCCCCGTCTCCCATATCTTGGGTAAGAGTGCAGCACGTGAGTTAACCGCTAAACAAAAGCTATTTGCTATGGAAGTGGCTAAAGGGTCTACAGGTGCTGCAGCCTACAGGAAGGCATATAACACAAGGGGAAACCCTAAGTTACAGGGTAGCGAAGCAAGCAAGCTCAAGGCTAAACCCAGCATTGCTCAGGAAATCGAAGCCTACCAACTGGCTATAGAAGGGGCGAAACATCGAAACCCTGCAGCATTGCGCGAGTTGGTTATACAAAGCCTTGTCAAAGTAATCATTGATCCCGACAGCAAACCGGGGCAAATAACCGCAGCAGCTAAAGTGTTGGGTACTGTTACTGAAGTGGCGGCATTCACTGAGCGTAAGGAAGTCAGGACCATCACCAGCAGCGAAGATGCAAGAGCGGCCATCATGGCGCAGCTCAAGCAACTGAGCAACGCGAGCGCCATTGATGCAACGATCATCGACGC